GTTTTTTAGATGCTGCTGGTTTTTTGCTGCTGATCTTTTGTTGCTCGTGTGAAATTAGATTTTCTTGAGTATCTAATGCTTTGAACTCTTTTGATATGGCTTTGTATTTATTATGTGCGATTAGGTGTTCTTTGCTAATCCGGTCCAGGGTTTCTTTGAGTTCTTTGAGGCGAGGGAGCTTCGATATTTTACTTGCCCTGCTTGCTTCCTTTATGCAATTTAAGCACAGGTTTGAGTAATCAAAGTTTTCTATGGTTGGGCAAGTGGTTAAGATTTGCTCAGTTGCTTTGATGTTGTATATTTGCCCACATGTTTTGCAGGTGTTCAAAATTGGTAATTGTTTTTCTGGCTGCTTAGTTGGTTGTTTGTGATAGTCTGGAAAGTTGCTAAGCTGTTTATGAGCTGCTGCACTGACGAGTGGCATGTTTTCACGTTCTTTCATGGTTAGGCTCCCTGCTGAGGTTATTTGATTAATTAGTACACCAAGAGAAATCAGGTGACTTTTGATTTCTCTTAATTTGCTAATTAAAGAAGTTCATCAATGTAATCAGGTTCTAGGCCGAAGTATTCCTGGCAGATATTATATGCTGAGTTCTGATCACCTGAATCTAGGTATTCGTAAAATTGCTCTCGAGCTTCTGCTATTAGGTTCTCTGCGTCCTGGACGGACATGTTGTCGCGACGCATTAAGATTTCTCTGATTGATTCCATGGTTAGATTCCTTGTGGTTGAAGGTTGAGTTTGCGCTGATTATTGATTTGTCGCAAAGATGCATTTGGCCTGAAGTTGGCTAGGAGTTCTAGCTTGAATAATTGGAATGGTTCTTGCTCTAGTTGCAAGGCAAGCCTGAGCTTTGTTTCCTCAATGTCGATTAAGGTGTTGATTTGCATTTTGATTTTCTGAAGTTCTTGTGCTTCTGATCTGGTCATATCAAAATTCCTTTGATAAGGTTAGAATTTATGCTGGCAGATTTTAGCTATTACTTCATCTGAAAGTTTGTCTTGATACATTAGCTTGATGTTTTCAGCTGATTCACAATTATACTTCATCATGTAATCTGATGGTCGCTGATTCTGGTCAAAGATTGCCTGATCGTTCTGTGCTGCAAGGAGGTTTATTGTGATTACAGTACATGTTGCGATGATGAAAAGTCCTAGATTCATGTTAGGCCTCTTTAGTTGGTTTGAATTTTGAAAGCCATGCGGTGAGTTTTTCAAGGTCAATGGCAATGATTGGTTGAGAGATGATTTTGTTCCAATTGGTGCTTTCTGGTGCTTTGTGCTCAATGCGGATGTTGATTGATTTTAGCTTGATTCGATATGATACTTCGTTGAGCTGATTTTTATAGTTTCCATAGCTATCTTGCTTAAAGTTTGCGATAGTTATGAGTTGCTTAATTGCTGCTAGTTTGAGCTGTTTTTGTTTTGGTGTCATGATGGTTTCCTTGGTTGAGTTTTGTTGGCTCGGTGGCCTATTATATAGTGGTGTGATGTAACGTGGTTTTTGTGGTGTGGTGTTTGGTGGACGTTTTTTTGTGTCCGTGTTGAACAGTAACACGGTACAACGGGAAAAACAAGGAAAAAATGACGTGTTTGTGGTTTGTGTTGGTGCGGTTTGACGTGGTTTGTCGGCGGGTGGTGTGTTTTGTTGGGAGGCGTTTTAAGGCCATTTTGTTGAAGGGTGACCGAACGTACATGCAAATTGCGTTCGTGGCGTGACGGGCCGTTTTTGTGGCTTTTTGAGCGGGTTGCCGTGGATCATGCCCAAAACGTTTTGGCCGGCAACCCGCTTTTTAGTTACAGTTACTTGATCCAGTCCTTGGGAGGGCTGAAATCAGTTACGGTTGATATGGATGATTCGGTAATGTTTGGATCGTGAAAATCTGATGCTTTTGGTATTGTTCTGTTTGATGCTTTAAATGCAAGTTTGATTTGATTGTCAAGGTCTATGTCTTGTTCTGTTTTTGTGGCTATTTTTGTGTCTGTTTTTGTATTTAGTTGAGATTGATTTTGTTTTTCTTGTGCTAGTTTTGCTAATGATTCGCGACGCATTTCTTGAAAGAGTCTTTCATCTTCAAGGTCGCGCTCAATTTGCCAGGTTGGTTTTCCTGATTGTACTGATTTTGGTTGTGCTTGAGCCATAATTGTTTGAATGGTTGTATATGGATTTATTTGATCTGCAGGTATTTTGCAGATTAACTTGATGGCTTCTATGTCTGCTTGTGATGTGATTAATGATGAATTGATTGCGTTTTTCACTGTCCAGTCAATGATTATTAGTTTTGCTGCTTGACTAAGTGATGCTATTGGCTGGTTTGGTTCCAGAGTTACTAGGATGCGTAATGCTTTTGCTAGCTGGTAATGATTTAGTCTAAATGATATGTGTGGGCTTGACATGATTAATTCTCCTATTTTAAATTTAGTAAATTGTTGAGTAGATTATTTTGTGCTTACTTTTGGCTGAGTCTTGTGCGAGATTGAATGATTTCTTTAAGAAGATTTGGTGATATGTTATGAGAAGTATTATTATGATATTCTGATTTCGCTATGAAATCATTGAATATTGTGCGTATGAGATTTGATGGTGTGGTTAGTTGCCAATCTGGTTCGAGTAGTCTGATTGCTCGGAGGCCACGAGCTAGGTGATAGTCTGAAATTCGGAAACTTACGGTTGGATTTGACATGATAGATTCTCCTGTTGATGGTTGCTTGGTTGCCTGGTTGTTTAACAAGCTCAGTTTGCTTGCTTGGGTGGACTATTGGTGTCAGGTTAACACGTTTTGTTGTGGTTTGTCAATGGTTTATTGTGTGGTGGTGGTTGTTTTGATGCCAGTTGATGCCAAATTTGTTTGGTAAGTGGTTGATATTATTGAAAATATTTGGTGGTGTGTGTGATTTGTGTACGGTTTGTCTATCAATTGTAAACCCCACCCTGTTCTCATTGTGGACACAACAACTTAAAAAAAAAATTAATAATATCAAGTACTTATCTTTTTGCCTCCTTTTGCCTCCTTTAAGGTCTTTTAAGAGGAGGGTGGGGTTTACAATTGACTGCCAATATATACACACTTGGCACCATAAGTAAACCTGTCTATTACTTAAAGTATTAAAATCATTGCACTTTTCTCTTTTTACTCCTTGTATTTTGGCACCATTTGTGTGATATTTTGGCACCATTTGTATATTGTTTTTGGTATTTTCTGTGTTGTTTTGGTGTTTTGTGTGTGTGTTTTGATGCCTTAATATGATCGTTTGGTGCCTGTTTTATGTTGCCATATGGTTACATTTGTTTGTTTTTTGATGCCAAATAGTATCAATTGGATACAAAGAACATTTATTGGTCACATTTTGTGTTAAAATTGATTAGCTCGGCAAGGCATAAAACGAGAAAAACCTGCAAAGATCGGCAAGCAATCAATGCAGGTTGTTAGGAAAATTACGTTTTGTTAGGCAAGTTTAATATGGTAATCGGATATATTACCATAGCCACGTTTTGCCAATTTATAGATATGCCGTAAGCAAATATTATAGTTTGAACTACTAGCAATTATTGTTCCATAACAATTTATAACGTGATAAAGTTTTTTGTGCATAATATTCTCCCATGCCGGACAGGTCAGGCTAACCATATCCGGCAATGTTAAGGTTATTTCTAGGTTAGGTTACTTTCCAAGTTTGGCAATGAGTGCTGCGATTTCCTCGGCTGACATTTTGCCAAGTATGTTCATTGCTTTGTTCTCGTCACTGATACCTGATTCTGGACGGTTAACAGTTTTCCATTCCATCGCCTGAAGATTCTTTTCGCCCAAATCATTTGACCAAATCTCGGTTTTCTTGCAAGATTTGAAAGCTGCGCGTACTTCGATAATACCTTTTTGTAATCCTTTCTGAATCAGTTTTGCAGTATAATTATTCTCATTTGCCCAAGCAATCAGCTTTTCCGGTGATTCAAATTGCTCGGAAGATGGAAAGAGTTTGGATGGCAAGGAATGGTTGTAATCTTTTCCATTGACGGGAGTTAAAATGGTACGATTGTCGAGTAAGGTGTAAATTGATTCTGCCATGATAGTATCTCCTTTAAATTCTTTAAAGTTTTGATAGGCTTATTCCTATCTCACTGGACAAGTTAATATGTCTTGTCCAGTAGGTTAAGAATAAATTTTAAATTATCATACCTACATCCGATATTCTGGATGTAGGTATGGAGACCTATATTCGGACCAACGATCCGAGATTGTACAATGTGACATTTGTCACACTGCGATAGTTCCTCACCTGATCCGCGCGGTCCACGCAGATTGCCTCTTCTTTTTGGACTCTTCCGGGCCCATTCCCATAATCATGGGGAGTGATGTCTACTACTAGTAGACACAATGCATCTGCCGGTACCAACGAGAATTTTTGTGACACACCTAGCTTTAATTTCACAGTAGAAGTAGTCATGGTATTTTCCTTTTATAGTGTTAGTGAGCGAAAACTATTTTCGCCCTATGATGTTGAACAGTTTAATAACTTGTTCAGGTTATGTCAAGATTTATTTTTCTAATTGTTTTCTTCTTATATTCCTGCAAAGTTAAGGTTGTACGTTAACTTCTAGCCTGTCCAGTACCTTACTAACTATCTCAAAGTTTGTCAATAAGTAAAATGAACCAAGCCGAACCAATCAAGGTTTGTTATCTGGTTACAGTTTCTACTCGATGATGACCGAATAATAATACCGGTAGAAAATCCTGTCAAGTTTTATTTTAAAATAGTTTGAAGATATAAATATTGTGTGAGCTGATAACTGTGTAAGATGTTCAATGTTTGTACCTGCAAATTATTGTCCAAATAAAAAAAATTACTGAATGATATAGTTTTGCCTGATTAATGTTTATTTGATGGTTTAAGGTTCTTGGCTGATTTGAGGTTCTTAACTTTGCCTGATACTTGGTAATGCATGGCTAGGCGGGAACAATTAAAGGCCAGATGACACTTGCATAGACTCGATGCCTCGATCGCATGTGACAGATAATGCCTTTCTGTATTGAGTTAGACAAAAGACAAAATACCAAATGCCGGCAACTAGGGAACAATTTCCTACTTTCTGCAAGTTCACCAGCCCAAACAAGAAAACTCCACATATTAAAAGTTAAGTCAGCAAGCCAAAAAATTACCAAGGCCAGGCAACAATGCCGGCTTTGGGTGTAATTATGGCATCTTCAGGACATATGCACAATTTCCTTGCAATTTTTACAACTATATAGTACGGTAAAAGGGAGAATTGAAGAAACTCTTTACTAAGCCCATTAATTCCGCAATACCTGCATCTCTGCAATAACTTGCATTTTTGCACTAACTTGCACTAATCATTACTCAAACTAAATCCCAAAAATCAAATAACTAACAATGCTCAAGGAACTTCGAACTCAGCATAGAACCATCATCCAGATGGTTTTCTCCGGCTACAAGAACAATGAAATTGCCGAGAGACTTGAAATGACTCCTTGCACTGTCAGTCAAATCGTTCGATCTCCACTTGGCCAAGCATATCTCGAAGGTCTCCAAGACAAAGCTCAAGAAGCAACATTAGACGTCCGTAAAAAGCTTGTCAGCCTAAACTCTAGTGCCCTGACAGTTCTCGAGCGCATAATGAATCCAGCCGAAAAGGCACCTCACTCAGTACAATTAACTGCAGCCAAAGATGTCCTCGATCGTACAGGTTACAAAGCACCTGATCGACTTCATATCGACATGACCATGCAGACCAAGACCGATCAAGAGATCGACGCGGAAATCTCTGCAATGCAACAAAGCATCAACAAAACATACATGCAAGATCCAGTCAAGGAATCTTTACCAGTAGCTGATGATCAAGCACCAGAATTAACTTTCCCTGATGAAGAAACTCAACAAGTCGAAATAACTTCCTTAGATGGTCCAGTTACGTTCATAAATGAACAGCCTCAGCAAACTAGCAATCAAGTAGATGATAGCGATATGGATTCTTCCGATCAACTTATTAATTTCTGTACAAACAGCAATAAAGAAGATGATCAGACTGACCTGCAATTGGATTCCTCCATTTCTCCTTTCTCAACGTCGGAAGAATCCATTTCCTTATTATCTAAAATCCCACCTAATATCTTTCAAGTAAGATAACTTTGAGCTAACCTAATCTTAATGCAAGAACTTAGCCAAAATATTGTTCCCTCACTTAATCAACCTCTTGAGGATATTTCTCTGCTAAGTCGCGACCAAAAGGAACAATACTTAAAGCTGCTCAAAGAAAAGTCCATTCGCATCAAGCAAAACCGCATTATCCAATACTATCCAGAAACTGGCCACCTTAGTCGTCATAATTACCCGAAGCACATGGCCTTCTTTGCAGCAGGTACAAACTTTTCTGAGCGCTGCATCATGGCTGCCAATCGCGTAGGCAAAGCTCTCAAACATGGAACAAAAGTAGCTACTCCAGGTGGATGGAAAGCTATTGAAGATATAAAACTTGGTGAAATTGTTATTGCTGCCGATGGATCACTAACTGATGTAATTGGTGTTTATCCTCAAGGAAAGAAACAACTCTATAAAATAGTTTTTGACTCTAACGATGAAATAATTTGTTGTGGTGAACATCTTTGGAAATATCTTCCATATAAGTCTCGCTTTCCATACAGACAATCTCATGGTAAGCGACAGGCAAATCCATTTTATAATCAGTGGAAAGTAGGCAATACTTTATCTATCATAGAAAATTCTGGCCATCAACCAATATCAGTAATGCGTGCTGCTGTACCACAAGGAGCTGCTTGGCAACTTGACGAAGCATCATTATACATTGATCCTTATTTTATGGGAATACTTCTTGGTGATGGTTGTATTACTACAAGCGTTCGTTTCACTACTCAAGATGAATCAATTGTAAGTGATATAGCAAAAACAATTCCAGCCACTCTAAATCTTGTTAAAGAATCAGGTCCATATGGTTATTGTATATCTAAGTTTGGTGGATTAGCTGCTGGTAAGGAAGCAAATGAATACACTACGTACTTAAAAGACCTTGGTCTTCTTGGCACAAACAGTGCAACTAAGTTTATTCCTTTTGATTATTTGCATTCATCAATTGCCCAGCGTCGTGATTTATTAGCTGGCTTAATGGATTCAGATGGATATATTAGTACAAATAATTCAATGTCATATACGACAATATCACCGAAACTTCGAGATGATTTTTGTCAGCTTGTTATTTCTCTTGGTGGTCGTGTAATAATCAAAGAGAAGAAAACAGCATATAAACTTACTGATGGAACTAAAAAGAATTGTCAATTAGCATACACTATTACAGTTAAACTTAATTTTTGTCCTTTTAGATTAGCTAGAAAAAGTATTCGTTACTCTGATAAACAAAATTCAAATAATCGTACTATACAGAAAATTTTCAATAGCACTATTGATGAATGTACTTGCATTGAAGTAAGTCATCCAGACCATACATTCATTATTGATGGTGGTATTGTTACACATAATTCTGAAGGCATTGGTGCATACGAGATGACCCTGCACTTGACAGGCCGTTATCCTGATTGGTGGATTGGGCACAAGTTTACTCAGCCAATAACTGCTTGGGCTTGCGGAACTACAAGTACCACTGCACGAGACATTGTCCAATTCAAACTTGTTGGTACTCCTGAAGAACAAGGAACTGGTCTTATCCCAGAAAAGTACATAGTTAAGACAACACCTCGTGCGGGTGGTGTGCCTAATGCAATAGACACAATCCTAGTACGTCACATTTCAGGTGGTCTATCCAGATGCAAAATCAAATCATATGCTGAAGGTCGTAAGTCATTCGAAGGTACCGAGCAAGATATTATCTGGTTAGATGAAGAATGCCCGATGGATATCTACACAGAATGCTTGACTCGAACCATGACAACTAATGGTCGAATTATGCTGACCTTCACACCACTGGCTGGACTCACAGAAACAGTCCTGCAGTTCATGCCAGAAGGTAAGGTAGAAGAAGTCCAGTCAGGCAACCGATTCCTTATTCAAGCTACTTGGGATGACGCGCCACACCTGACTGATGCACAAAAAGAAAAGCTCTGGGCTGCTCTTCCTCCACATCAACGAGAAGCACGTTCTAAAGGCGTTCCACAGCTCGGAGCTGGAGCAATCTACCCGATTCTTGAGAGCAATATCGTAGTTCAAGACTTTCCAATCCCAGATCACTGGAAGCGTTGTTATGCCCTTGATGTTGGCTGGAAGAAGACTGCTTGCCTGTGGGCGGCCACAGACCCAACCAGCAGAATAACATATCTATACTCTGAATATTATCAAGGTCAAGCTGAACCAGTAATCCATGCTGAAGGCATCAAAGCTCGCGGAGTTTGGATTCCTGGTGTAATAGATAGCGCAGCGCATGGGCGATCACAAGAAGATGGCAAGCAACTCTTTGAGATTTACCAAACACTTGGCCTTGACATAACTAATGCTAACAAGTCAGTCGAATCTGGTCTTTATAAAACTTGGCAACTGCTAGCAACAAATCAACTGAAAGTCTTCGGATCATTGGTTAACTGGCTGTCCGAGTTCCGTATCTATCGCCGGGATGAGAAAGGTCAAATAGTCAAAGATCGTGACCATTTGATGGACTGTATGAGATACTTAGTAATGTCTGGCCTGAGCAGAGCTATTCCACTTCCCTATTGGGAATTTGCTGCCTGGGAAGATTCAGAAATTTATAATGAAACAGAAACTAATTATGTAACAGGATATTAAGTAATATTATGAGAGGTGGCTTAGCGGCCTTTACTGACTCCTAGACAGACTCTCATATTTTTATTCTTTCTAGGAAAACATATAAATAATCTAGGAGGTTATTTTGAGGTCATTCCGAGTAACACAATATTTTTGTACTATTAATAAAAAGAAAAAATTAGCTAATAAAATTTGCCCAGATTGTGAAACTTCTAAAAAAATTAATAAACCAAAGAAATCAAATAATATTAGATTAATAGTTGATAATGTAAAAAAGAATACTCAAAGACGTTGTATTGTTTGTACAAAAGTAAAGGGCAAAAAAGCTTTTCGTATTACATTTGCTCCTACTGGATCTATCAGACATACTTGCCGTAAATGTGAAGAATCTTTTGGCCTATATCGTGATGATGATAAACGGTTGCCTGAAGGATTTATGTATATTCTTTTTGATTCTTCTTTTCCAGAATTGATTAAAATAGGTTGTACAACAGACGAACAAGTTAGACTTTATTATTATAATAAAGATAAACCTACTGATACTTGTAGCTATGTTTATATGAGTAAATTATTTCCTAATGTTTTTGAAACTGAAAAAATTATTTTAAATAATATTCAAATATATGCACAACCTGTAAAAGGTAAGAAAGAATGGTTTCCTGTAATGCATAGAAATAAACTCATAGAAGAAATAAAAATTGCCGAAGCTAATATTAATAATCACACCGAAGTTAACTTTATAGGATATTAAGCTATGGCATTAGAATACCCAATAAATTCAACTGATGAACTTCTAGAAAGTCCAACAAGTAACGATCCCATTGATCTAGAGCAGTCTAATATAGCTGGAGAAGTTCCTATCTGGGCCTCTGAGCAACCTGTGGAAGAAATCCTTGCAGAACAAATTCAACCGCTTGATGATGGAACTCTCAGGGCAATAGAAAAAGAAGTTTTGCGTGCTGAAGCTATAGTTCTGGTAAGCAATATCGCGGATCAACAATCTCCTGATGTTATTGCAGACATTACGACTAAGGCTCTTGAAGGTTATAAGATAGACCTAGCGAGTCGAATTGAATGGGAAGCACTTAATAAACAAATCATTGATCTTGCTAAGCTGCATGTTAAGAAAAAAACTTATGCTGGCGAAGTAGTAGCAAATGTCAAGTATCCGCTGATCATAGATGCATGTATACAATTTGCTAGCCGTGCATATCCAGAGTTAATCAAGGGTAATAAAGTTGTTCAGGGCAAAGTAATAGGTAATGATCCTGATGGAACTAAGTATGAAAAGGCTCAGCGAATCAGCGAGTTCATGTCATTTCAGTTGCTTAGCCATATGGACAGTTGGGAGGAGGGCGTAGATCAACTGCTTTTTACGTTGCCAGCAATTGGTTGTGCTTTTAAGAAGAGTTACTTTGATTCTATCGAGCGAAAGAATGTCTCTGAGCTTGTCTTTGCAGATGACTTAGTAGTTAATTATTTTGCTGAATCTCTTGAAAGAGCACCACGAGTAACACATAAGATTTATCTATACCATAATGAGATAGTTGAGCGAATAACTTCAGGAACGTTTATTAAGTTTAATATTGCTGAACTCGGTCAGGCAACTTCAGATAAGACTTCTGATGTAGATGATGAAACCCCACATCTTTTTCTTGAACAACATCGCTGGTATGATCTTGATAATGATGGTTATCAAGAACCATACATAGTTA